CTCCAGGCTCCTTTTGCAGCCACTCGTGATTGATGGTGTTAATTTGCATCAAACCATAATCATTACTACCGCTCACAACATTTGCTCTAAACGAACTTTCTTGATGAATCATTGCGATTACAAGTTCCATTGGGACATCATAGGTTTCGCACAAGTCCCTTATGTAGTCTTGTAGGTCGCAATCAAGAGCAACATCGAAGTAAAAAGTTTTCTCTTCGACAGTTTCTACGGTTGGGGTTTCCAACGGTACATCCACAAGGGGTGTCGTAGTTACGAGCGGAGGAAGAGTGGTGGATACAACAGGCTTGTCCTCGACTTTGACTTCATCCGGGCAAAACGCATTCACAATGATTACGAATGTCCAAACGGAGAATATCACGATGAGAACTGCAAGGATGATTGAGAGAAGATTTCGTCTCAGCCATCTTTTAAGACCTTTCTTTCGTCTGCGTGTTTGAGTCACCTCTTTTACCTCCTTTCTTCCATTGGTACTCACGACCATATCGGTTGAAGTACCATTCTTCAAATTCCCGGCGATGCTCTTCATCTTCAAAATACCGGGCAACAGTTTTTGCGAGAAGTCGGCTCAAACTGTGTTGTGTCCAACTCTCTAATTGAGCTGCGGTACTCACACCGAACTTCCCATTACTCGCTCATAGTTTTCGAGGATGTCAAGGGAAGTTACGATAATGCTTTCCGCTTTAGCACCCTTACGAACTCCACGAAGGACAGAACTCATCTCGGTTTTTTCGGTGTTAATACCTCTTTCTTCGAGACGATTCACAAGCCAAGCGTTTGTAAGGGTGTTCCGATAGAGCATCATTCGGATTCTGTCTCGCTCTTCTCTCAAATGGGGAAACCTCCTTTCTTTTGTGAACTTTTATTGCTTTGTAAACAACAACGGTTGACAAAACGGGGATTCAATGGTATAATATGTTTGCCACAACTTAAAACCCATTGAAGAACTTCGGCTGAAAAATTACCTTCCGAGGGTGTTTTTCTTGTTGCCAAATGTTGTTTACAAGCATATTATACTCCCTATTTAGGAGTCTGTCAAGGGGTTTTAGGAAAATTTCAAAAATATTTTCCGTATTTAGGAGTAGAAGTATGAACAAAGACCTTTTGATGGAGCGTATTGCAGCTCTTTGTAAAGAAAGAGGGATTAACCTCACAACCGCCTTTGAGCAGAGCGGAGTAGGCAAAAACTTTCGTAGCAACCTCAAAACCTCAAATCCGAGCAAGAAGAATCTTTTCTTGTTGGCTGAGTACTTTAATGTTAGTGTTGAGTATTTGTTGGGAGAAGAAACGACTGAGGATTTGGCTCGCCGTACTATGGGTCTCGTAGTAGAATGGCTCATCGACAATAACTATGAGTATTCCGAGGAAGAGGACGGTACGGTGTACATTGCGAAGGATGGGGATTCAATTCATCTCGCAATGGGAGATTTCGCCAATGAGTGTATGGCAATTAAGAAAATCTCAGAAGACGGATTTGAACTTGCTATGCTCGATTGGGAAAGAAGAACTTTTGTATCTGTTGAGGAAACTCACCATAACATTATCAGCAGAAGCAAGAACATCATTAACGATAGCCCTCACGCAACCTTGACCATCAATGATACAGACCTGTCCAAGCAGGAGCGTGAGTTGATTAAAATGTATCGTGAGTTCTCTCTCGAAGAGCAGCTTGCACTCATCACCTATGCGTTGAAGGTGAAGAATGGCGAGGTGTGATATGCGAGTCGTTTTATACATGAGATATAGTAGTGACCGTCAAACGGAACAGTCCATAGAGGGTCAACAAAGAGTCTGTAAGGCTTTCTGTGAGTCACAGGGATACGATATAGTGGATATGTACATTGACCGTGCTACATCCGCTTTCAAGGACACAGACAAGCGTACAGAGTTTCAGAGAATGATTAAGGATAGCGAGAAACAGCTATGGGATGCTGTCGTTGTGTACAAGCTCGACCGCTTTGCTCGTAACAGGTATGACTCTGCTACCTACAAGGCAAGGCTCAAAAAGAACGGAGTTCGTGTCATTTCGGCAACCGAAAACATCTCAGACAACCCGGAAGGTGTTATCCTTGAAGCAGTCCTTGAAGGAATGGCTGAGTTCTATTCCAAAGAGTTGTCCCAAAAGATTACGAGAGGAATGTATGAATCCGCTCATAAATGTCATAGCATAGGCGGTCATATCCCTCTCGGTTATAAGATTGTAGATAAGAAACTTGTTATTGACGAGGCAGGTGCAGCCATCGTTCGAGAAGCGTTTGAACTCTATGCAAACGGTGCAACGGTTGCGGAAATATGTGAGATATTTAATAAGAAGGGATACCGTACCGCAAAGAACGCTGAGTTCAATAAGAACAGTTTCCGTTCGATGTTCAAGAACGAGAGATATATCGGTGTATACACCTATAAAGATATGCGTATCAAGGGTGGCGTTCCTGCCATCGTAGACCGAGAGACTTTTGAGATAGTGCGTAAACGGCTCGTATCCAACGCACAAGCTCCGTCAAGAGGTAAGGCTAAAGTAGACTACCTCTTATCGCAAAAGCTCTTCTGCGGTCATTGTGGCTCTCTTATGCCGGGTGAGAGTGGAACAAGTAAAACAGGAATTGTTCACAACTACTACACCTGCGGTCAGAGGAAGAGACAACACAGTTGCGACAAGAAACCTTTGCGTAAAGAGTTCATCGAACGAGCGGTCGTAGAAGATGCTATCTCCATACTCACACCGGAGACAATCGAGGAACTTGCAGAAATGGCGGTCAAGGCTGCGGAGGACGAGATTAACAATAACTCTATTATTCCTTCTCTAAGAGCCGAACTTGCCGAAATACAAAAGAGTATCAACAACCTTATCAAAATGGTCGAAAAAGGTGTTGAGTCGGACACTCTCGCTGACAGATTAAAGGATTTGGAAAAGCAAAAACGAGCCACCGAAAAGCGACTCGTTGAAGCGGAAGACGATTACATTATATTGGAGAAAGACCATATTGTGTTTTGGCTCTCTAAGTTTTGCGATGGTGACATTGAAGATGAGGATTTCCGTAGACACATCATCGACCTGCTTGTAAACTCCGTAACAGTATGGGATGAGCCTGATGGATGGTACAAGATAACCTCTGTCTACAACCTCACCTCAAACAAAACAAAGACCTTTAGAATCCCCAAGGAGAAGAGTTCGGATTTGACCAATCTTGCTCCACCATTAGAGGATTATCCGAACACCTTCTTTATAGGAGTCGTGTTTGGACAAACAAGAAAACACCGTGTAGAGCCATAAGACTCCGCACGGTGTTCTTGTTTTAGATGTGGGTGAGAAGTGTTGCAAGCTCCTCACCCACTAAGGAGGAAATATATGCTCAATCGGTTGCAAGCCGAGCAGAGCCAAATTAGGAATTTTTCAGTTCGTGAACAGCAGACTCAATCAGGTTGTTAATGCTTTCGGTGTCGATAGTATAGCCTTTGCTGTTCAGATACTGCATAACATAGGCTTTCTTCTCTTCACCACGACCTGTCCCGGTGTAAATCATCTCGGCAGCTTCAACGGCTACCTTGACCCAAGTCTTGATGTTCTCGAACTTCATCTCATCCACCTTACTTTTCAGATAAGGGATGAGGAAAGTCGTAATGACTGCGATAATCAGAGTAATCACAGCGGAAATAATGTTAGTCAAATCAATCATAATGTACCTCCTACATATTTTCGTAAAAATGGTTTTCGGTCGGATTGACTTTGTTCGACCGCATAAGTTTGATTCTGTTTTCTACCTTCGCTTTGGAATAGTAGAATCCTGTTCCTGTTGCCACCTCAGCAGCTACGGAGGGGATGAGATATGCAAGAGGACTCAGGTCGGAGGTACGCCAAATCATAACCATAGTGAAGATGATTACAATAGCGTTGACCACTCCTGCCACCACGAGGATTTTCTTTGAGAACTCCATCGTGGTTTTTCTTTTTTGTCTCGCATATCTCATCTCTCATACCTCCTTATGCTTTGGTGAAAGTTCCTTCATCAACCCAACCGTACACGCTTGCTCCGCTACCGCTAATTCTTACGAGGTGGTAGGGATGCTTGCTCTTGCCGAGTTGATAAATCTGAGTGATTTTGGCTTTGCCGCCCTTGCAGGTGAAAGGTTTTGTGCTGTTGGCACTTGTGTAATGCACCGTCCCGGTATAGTTTACGATGTCACCGACCTTGAAGGTTTCGTTCTTCTCAGCAGTTTCACCGAGTTCCCAAATGTCGGCTGCATCAACCCAACCGTAAACATTGGAAGTGCCACCCTTCTCCCGAATGAGGTGATAAGGGTGTTTGCCACTTGCATAAATCTGAGTGACCTTAGCCTTGCCACCTTTAGCGGTAACGGGGTTGTTACTGTTGGCACTTGCATAGTGTTTTTTACCTGTGAAGGTCACGATGTCACCAACGGATACCTTTGCAGGTCTCACTACGGGAGCATCGTCCTCTTCGACAACATCCACCACACCGAGCTTCTTGTTGACCTCTTCTGCAATCTGCCCGTGTCTCTCGTAGAGATATGTACCGGGACAAGACTTGTTGGCGTAATCACGATGGACGGTCATATTACAACCGTTCTTGTGATTTACACGGTCGGTCTTGTTGGTAGACCACACGAGCTTCTTAATGCCGTTACGCTTACAAATGTCTGTGACAAGTTCGATGAGTGCCGCATACGCCTTGTCGGTAACTGCATAAGGCTCAGTCGTATCGGATGCAACCTCGATGGTGATTGCTCTTTGGTCGTTGGCATTTGAGGAACTGCACCAAGACCTGTTCTTCTCCTCTACATACAGACCGATTTCACCATCATAACCGATGCCATAGTTAGAAGATGCCTGTCGAGAAGTCGGCTGAAAGATTTCACCGATTCTCCTTGCAGAGCATTGTCCCACCACGCAATGAATGGTGATGGTATCAATGGAATGCGTTCTCTGTCCCGAATGATTGGGAGAGAGTAATGTAACTTTTGCGAGTGGACTGTTTGTGTAAGCCATTGACTATCCCTCCTTTCAAGAGATAACTTTCCATTCCTTGACATCCTCGTAGATTTTGTCCACGAAGGAATTGCCTTTGAGAGCTTTGTACGCATCGTAGAGCATTACAAAATTCTCGAACTCATATTGTCGAATTTCTTTTGAATCTACATTCTTGTAGTAGATACGCAACATTTCGCTACGCAACTGACAACGAGTGCCGTTACTTACCTTGCTGAGATTCAAGATGATAGGCACAATAGCCGTAGCAATAATCACGATTTCGCTAATGATTGTGGCAAGGGTCATTCCGTCACCTCCACCCAACCGTAGACACCCGGCTCCCAAGTGTTGT